TCAAGTGGTAATTAGACCATGGTTGCGAAGGGTGTCCAGAATGGCAAAAATCGTCGCGCGTGCCTCGATATCGGCGATAGGACCACCGGTAGGCCCAATGATTCCAGGCTGTTGCCGTCCGACCACCGGAATCCCGTCACACAGCACGCCGCCGGTGGGAAATGGCCCCGCCGTCCATGCCGATCCGGTCCACCGCACATGCCGGCCTTGATCGATAAGCCACACCAGCATGCCCGATACCGGCGCTGCGAACCGCCACCCGCCCTCGGTCCAGATCGCCAGCGATCCGGTTCGTCCTGCCCACGCACCGGTCCCGCCGGCCGCCACGATCCATGTCCGTCCCGCGCCCGGATCGGCCGGCGGCGTCGCCAGCACCATGGATTCGGCGACCGGGTGCAGCAGCATGTCGACACGCGCCAGCGCCTCATTGTGCGTCACCTCCTTCTGCGCCTGCCCCGTCATGATCCACGGCAACTCGAATCGTTCCGTCGCGTCCGTCATCGTCCCCACCCTTCCGCCTCAAACCCTGACCTCCGCTTCGGCCGCGATCGACGCCGCCGCCGTCCCGACCTGCACCACCGAAACGCGCAGCATCCCCGCTGCATCATATCCGTCGGCCGCCTGCAACGCGGGTGGGTAGCGCCACTCGGGAACCGTCAGGTCCACCGTCCGCGCCCCGCCCGGCCGCAGGATCCGGAGGCGGTACCGCTCCGTCTCTTCGCCCAGCGGCGCGTCGACCCCGTCCGCCCATCCCCACCCCATCCGGCTCCGCCGCGTCCAGCTGATCCGGACCGCTCCATCCGCCGTTCTGGCGGCACGCAGGTGGACGGGCGACAACGGCCGCACCGCCAACCCAGCCATCTCGTGCGTCGCGACCACCGGAGCAGGATCGCCGATCCCCTGCGCCAGCACCGTCGCCACCGACCCGACATCGGCGGCCACGGAAACCATCCGGTCCGGGTCGATCAGGATGAACCGTTCGTCCGGGCCATGCTGCGCGATCGCCACCTCGGTGCCGCGCCGCCCCCGCAACAGCCGTCCGATCCGGAACCGCGCCACGCCGATCTGCTCCGCCCGGCCGAACTGGACCAGTTCCGCGCCGAGCCACGCCAGGTTCGCGCCCGCCAGCAACTGCGCATCGGAACAGCCCTGCACCGTCATCCGGTCGTTCAACAGCAGGATCTCGATTTCCGTCCGGTCGTCGAACATCATGCCGCCCGCCGCCGGCACGCTGCCGGACACGCGCCCCATGGTCGCGGGCGGCGCCGTCCGCCCGATCGGGGTCAGCGTCCCGCCTGCATCGGCGCTGCCATCCAGCCGCGCCTGCCGCCATCCGGGCGGTGTTCCTGCCGCGGCGATACATAATCGCACGCTCCCATCGGCCGCGTCGGGGCCGGGCGGCATCTCGAACAGCGCGATCGTCGTCGGCCCCTGCGGTTCGTCCGTCTCCGTGATGGCGCGCCCGGCGACCGCGGTCGGCAGGGGCCGTGATCCGGCGCCGTCGCTGCCGACCAGCTGCAACTCCACCACCATCCGGTCCAGCGTCACCGACGCCACCCGCCACGGCTCGGCGCCATCGGACAGGGTCACCGCCTGTCCGGGCCGCACCGCCATCCACCGCCACGGCAGCCGGATCACTGCCGTCCGCCCTGCCGCCACGTCCGCCGCCAGCCGCCGCTCGGCCAGGTTCTTGGCCAGATCGGCGGAAAGCACCGCGGGCAGTTCCAGCATCGCCACCCGCCGTCCGACGCCACCCCGCCGCGCATGCTGCAACCCCGTCTGGTACGTACGCGCCACGTCATAATAGGCCAGCGTCACCGCGTCCGGCACCGTACCCGCCGCCCGCCGCGCCTGCGTCCGTCGCACTCCGCCACGCTCACCGGCCGCCGCGCCCAGCGCATGGTCGGGGAACCGCACCGCCGCTCCCTCCCCTTCGCGCAGCACCAGGCCATGATCGCCATCGACCAGCGTCAGCGGCACGACGGCGGCCAGCGTCTCGATCGCCGCCCGCACGCTGTCCCCGCTCGCCGCATAGCCGACGATCGTCGTGGCCGTCGCATCCGCCAGCACGCCGCCCGACACCTCACGGGCGATCGCCCCCACCGTCGCTGCGGCGGCGTCCGCCTCCACTTCGAAACTCAGCGACGGGATCCGATTGCCATAGGCAGCCAGCGACATATCCTCGAACACGACATAGGCGATCCCGCGATAAGCCGGCGTCTGCCCGATGCCCTCCGCCGCCGCGATCAACGGATCGGGTGCCTGATCCTCCCCGCCGTCATGAAATCGGAACCCCGTCGCCGCCTTCCAGTCACCGGCCGCGCCCCGCAACAGGATCCCGTCGGCCCAGATCCGACCGATCGACCGCACCCGCCGCGCCGACACGGCCACCGCGAACGACGCGGAATAGCTGTAGGTGGTCGTCCTCGGCTGTCCCTTGCCGCCACCGCCGCGCGTGCCTGTCTCCTTCAGGTCCGTCGCCCAGATCACGGTTCCGGCCACCCGCATGGTGCCGAACAGCTTCGGGATCGCGCTGCCATAGGTCGACGTCTGGACGCTCAGGTCGCCAAGGCGCGGCCCCTGCCGCCCCGACGCCAGCACGCGCGCATCGATCCGGTTGCCGATCAGCGCCCCGATCGCGCCGCCCACCGGTCCGCCGACCAGCGTCCCGACGGTCGTCAGCACCAGCGTCGCCATCGTTCAATCCTCCCCGAACCGCCACATCGCCAGTACCGGCCACGGCACCGCGCCCGGCACTTCCACCACCCGGCCGATCCCTGCATCGGCATGCACGAACCCGATGTCGGTGCTCATTAGCAGGTGGAACTGTCGCGGCCCCGCCTCCGCCAGCATCACGTCACCGGGCTCTGCCACCATGATCCGCCGCAGCCCCGCCTGGCCGATCGTCGCGATGATCGCCGCTGCCGTTCCTCCACGCATCGCATAGCGTGCCGGCACCCGACCCGGCGGCACCGCCCCCGCGACCGCAATCAGCCCGACACAGTCCAGCCCGAACGCCGGGTCCCGCCCCTGCGGCCGGAACCGCACGCCGATACAGGCGCGCGCCCGCGCCACCACCGCCTCACCCATGTCATTCCCCCGGATACCGTGTGAGCAGGTCATTGCCCGGCAGATGCGGTTCCCCGCGAAAGTTCACGGCATTGCCGAACCGCGTCGCGCAGGTCGCCAGGCTCCGGTCACATCCCTCGGTCAGCAGGATGCGGTCCCCGGCCGCCACCGGCCAGCGCGGCGGATCGCGCAGCACCAGCATCGCCCCGGCGGACCGCGCGATCCCGATCGACAGACCCGCGCCCGGCCCCTCCAGCCAGCGCGCCCGTCCGCCGCCCCAGCCGTTCGCCACCGGCTCGCCGGCCGCCACCATCACCGTCTGCGCATCCACCACCGCCGTGATCCGGATGACCCGGATCAGGCCGGCCATGTCGACCCGGCACCGCGCGTCGCCCAGGTCCGCGCGACATTCGGGCGACGTCCGTTCGACCACCGGCCGCTCCAGCACCGCGGTCGGCCCGCGCAATTCTGCCTCGAACGCCGCATCGCGTCGGTCGACATCGCCGATCTCACCGCGCGCCAGCGGCACCGGCACAGCATCCGGATCGCCCCAGTCGATCGCGAACAGCCGCACCGCCGCCCCGTCCCAGCGCCCGGCGTCCAGGTCCGCGGCCGCGATCCGGTCGTCGGTCAACGCACCGCTGATATCCAGCGACTCCACCGCAAACCCCTCGCTCCGTGTCACCGCCGACGGCACCATCCCCGGCGCCGCGGCATAGCGCAGCCCATCCACCTCCAGGTCGCGATCATGGCCGGTAAAGCCCAGGCTCACCCCGTCACGCCGGTCCAGCCGCCAGCAAAATGCTACCCGGGTCAGCTGTGGCGTCAGCCAGTCGCTCATGCCGCCCCCTCCCCTTCGCGGATCTCGATCAGCGGCACCGACGGGATGTCACCCGCCAGGAAGGTCGCGCGCCCGATATCGATCCGGTCCTCGGCGAACCGCACCGGCACGTCAAACCGGTACCCCGCCGTCACGGCAACGCCCGCCGCCGGCGCCCGCTCGAACGCCACGACGCCGCCCGGCTCCAGCGTCCAGCCGCCGATCGCCTGGACCCCGTTCAGTCCGACCCGCACGCTGCCCGCCACCGGACGTGTGATCCGGCGCGGCACCGCGTCACCGCCGGTCCCATAGGCCTTGGTCAAGCCAAAGCGCGTGGCCACGCCGTCCCCCGTGCCGATCGCCTGATCGCCGAAACCCGGCACGCCCGTCATCCCCGCCGAACTGTCGTCGAACGGATCGCGCAGGCGAAACCCCTGTGCCGCCCCGCGCCGCGCCCGGAAAAACGCGATCAGCGCCTGCGCATCCGCTTCGGATCGCACGCCCGGCCCGGCGTCGAACCGCAACCGTGCCTCCGCCCAATCCGCATTACGCTGCTCATGCCCGGCGGCGCTGGTCAAGATGGCGGTGGAGAAGCTCGGGCTCACGCTCACCTGCCGGCCCAGCGCGATCGGGAAATCCACATCGTCGAACGGCCGCATCGCCTCTCCTTCCATGTCCCAGTGCACATATCCGTCGCGCGCCACCTGGGGCAGCGCCCACACGAACACGTCGGCCACGCCCCGCGCCCGGCCCGCTTCGGCCGCCGCGTTGATCGCGCGCCATTGCGGCGCCGCTTCGCGGTTCAGCACGAACCCGGAAAAATACTGCTGCTCCTCCACCGGATAGCCCAGCCGTGCCGTCATCGCCGCCACGCCGCGCGCGGTCGCACCGGCATTCCGCGTCGTCACCCAGTCATAATCTTCCAGCTGCAGGATATCGAACGCCGGTCGCGCCCAGCCGACCGGTACGTTCATGCGGCGCAGTTCGGGCGCCGCACCGTCCAATACGGTCGGCAGATATACCAGCACCGCCACTCGACAGCCCGGCGCCTCCGCCCGCACCGCATCGCGCAGCGCCAGCGTCGACGCCGTCAGCATCTGCCCGGCCTGGTCCAGCATCGCGATCTGCGCGGCACTCATCGCCCCCGCAACGTCGGCGATCGGCACCAGCGTCGCCCCGAAGGCCGCACGCGCCGCCGCATCATACAGGCATGGCTGACCGCCCGGCGCGACCCACCACCATGGTTCCCCGATCTGGAACCAGGGCGATAATCCCGCCCCCACCCCCAGCCCCACGAACGCCCGCGCCACCGTCCGCAAATAGGCCATGGCCCCGTCATGGGCGGGCGACAGCAGGGTCGACGGCGGCACCCATCCGGTCAGCGCGGGGGCGCCGTCCGCAGTCCGCTGCTTCCAGTCGTCCCAGCAATGCGCATCGAACAGCTCATAGCTCAGCGACAGGATCACGCGATACTCCAGCGCCGCCGCCCGCGCCGCGAAATCCCGGTGCCATGCCGCGCAGGGTCCGTTCAACACGCCACCGGCCAGGCTGACCAGCCAGCGGTCGCCGGCCCGTTCCAGCCGGAAATAATGGCTCATCCCGACATAATGGTTGATGACCGCGCGGTAGCCGAGCATCAGCGCGCCGCGCAGCACCCGTTCCGGCGTCAGATGATAGGCATCGTCATATCCCGTCGCGATGCGCAGGCCATGCGCCGGTACCATCGCATCGCCCAGCGCCAGCACCGATCCCGCCCCGTCGCAGGCGATGTCCGACAGCGTGGCCCACCCCTCCACCGCCGTCGGCAACGCGCCGCCGCCGGTCGCATAGCCCGGCGCCACCAGCGACAGGAACATCCGGTCGATATCGCCCGCCCACACCCGGTCGGCCTCGTCTGGCAGCAGATAGCCGCCATCCAGCGCCGCGAAATGGAGTTCGACGACCGCATCCTCGGGCGTCCCCGCCGCATAATTCCATAACCGCACATACCAGGCACGCGGCTGCCCCGCCGCGTCGCGTCCCTCGATGGTCAGCGTCGGACCGTTGACCGCGTCCAGCGGCAGGATACCGCCCGACCGCCAGCGGAATCGCAAGACGCAGTCGCGGAAATCGCGATCCGTGGCATAGCCCAGCAACGGATGATCCCACCGGTCCTCCGCCGCCCAGATCAATCCCGCCAGATCGCCCTGCTGATAGAATACCGCTTCCACGCGCAAGGCGTGCGGGCCGGTCGTGACCACCGACGCCATCATCGGCCGCGGAAAATCCACCGTCCAGAACCGCGGGTCGAACCGCTTCACATGCGCCGTCTCGGTCCGCTCGCTCGCCAGTCGCCAGCCCATCGCATGCTCCCTACCGATCCACCCCGGCCAGCGCGGCGCGCACCGCCCGCGCCACCTGCCGCGACGATTGCGTCAGCGCATCCGGCGCGGTCCCCGCCGGCACGTTCACCATGATCGCCACGCGCACCTCGCGCGGGGCGGGCTCGGCCGGCTGCGCCGCACGCACCTGCCCGCTCGTTGTCGGCACGAACAGTTCCGGCCCGCGCTCGCCCACGATATAGGCGGCACCGGGCGCCACGGGTCCGCCGGTCGCCCGCCCCGGCAACCCCGCCACCGCCCCGATCAGGCTGGTCGCGACCGACGCCAGGCCTCCGCCCTTGCGGGGCGCGCCGCCACCCAGCACCGATCCGATCCCGCCCGATACCGCCGCCGCGGCAATCTCCCCCAGCACCGCCAAGGCCGTGCGCTTCAGATCGTCGAACCCCAGCTTGCCCGTCCGCACCGCCCGCGCCAGTGCGGTCTCGATCGCGCGTCCCGCCTGTGTCGCATCGCGGCCCAACGGGCCGGTCAGCGTCGCGCGCATCTCCGCCACGTCGCGCGCGAACCCGGCGGTATCGGCGCGCACACCGATCACCAGCCGCTCGATCTCATCCTCCATCCGGATCCCTTTCCTGCATCGCCGCCAGGTCCTGCGATCCCAGCGGTGCGCCGTCCTCGCTCGCAATCACCGCCACCAGCGCCGCCAGTTCCGCTGGCGTCGCCCGCCAGAACCGGTCCGGTCCCCAACCGAACAGCACGCCCGCCTGCCCCGCCATCCGCACCGCGGCATCGGCGAACCGCATCATCGCCCCTGCAGGATCTGCACGATCAGCGTGCGCAGCGCCGGCGTCACCGCCGCCAGCCCGACTTCCAGGATCGCCTCGCCGATCCGCTCCCTGGTCAGGCCGTCGTCGCGCTCGACCACGACATGCCAGAACAGCGTCGCGATCTCGTGCAGCGACAGCTTGCCCGCCGCCGCGCGTTCGACCAGATCGAACAGCGGCCCCAGATCCGCCTCCGCCGCCACCAGTGCCTGAAAACTCGGGCGCAGGGTCACGCCGCGGCCGTCGACGGTCAGCGCCGCCTCGCCCCGCGCGGCGTTCATGACGACACCACCTGGCCGGAGGACTCCAGCGCCAGCGTATAGGATCGCTCGCCATTATAATCCCCGGCATAGTCCAGCCGCGCGACCAGAAACCGCCCGCGCAGCCGCTCGCCGCTTTCGAAACTCAGCTCGTAATCGTCCAGCACGCCGCTCAGCGCATTCGCCTTCAATTGCGTCTCCGCCGCCGATCCGGTGAACACGCCCGCGCCGCTGACCGACACCGATCGCACGCCCGCACCCGACAGCAATTCGCGCCATCCGCCCGATGCCTTGCTGGTGATGACCACCGCTTCGCCATTGATCGACAATTGCGTCGTCCGCATCCCGGCGACGGTCGCATAGACCGGGCTCGCCGCCCCATCCCCGACCTTCAACAGAAACGCACTTCCCTTCTCCACCGCCATGCCAAACTCCTGATCCAAGATTTGAAAAGCCGTCTGCCTCGGGGGAACGGGCTCAGCTCAGCGGGACGGTCCGCACTCGATATTCCACCATCCCCGCCCATCTTCGCCCCACATCCCGCACCACGCGCGCGCGCAGGAACAGCAGCCCGGCCACCGCATGCCCCGGCAACATCCGCGGCATCTCCGCGATCGCCGCCTCCGCTGCGGCCATCAGCATGTGCAGCCGCGCCGCCTGTCCCGCCTCTTCGCGGATCACCACCGCGATCCGGTGCTCCCGCCCATCCAGCCCCTTGGCGCCCCACGCCATTGTCACGGTCTCGCCGATCTCGACGAAAGGCGGCACTGCGTCCGCCGGCGCCCCGTCGAACACACCGCTGACCCCCGCCCCCAACCCCGTCCGCAACGCCGCCACCACCGCCGCCTGCACCGCTGCCGCCGCGCCGTTCATGCCACCCCCGCCCGCACGGCGACGCCGATCGTGCGCAGCCGCGCATCCGCCAGCATTCGTCGTGACACACCCCGGCCGACCAGCACCACGCCGTCCGCGCGCGTTTCGATCGTCAGGTCCGGCAGCACCGCCGCCGCGACCGCCGCCACCCGCCCGATCGCCGCACGCTGCCGTTCCCGCACGATCCGCTCCACCTGGGTCATGGCACCTCCTCGGCATAGATCGTGATCCGGTCCGGCATCCGCGGGTCGGTCAGCACGCGCAGCACTCGCAACTGCATCCCCGCCCGCGCGATCCGGTCGTCCGCGCGGACGTCGAACGGGCGCATCGCGATCCGCCAGCGGCCGGGACCGTCGGGTACGCAGCCGGCCCATGCCGATCCCACCGCCGCCGCCGCGCCCGCCACCCCGCCCAGCGCATCGCGTGGGCCCTCCCGCGCCACCGTCACGCGTTCCCGCAACAGCCCCGCCAACCCGCCGCTCACAACCGCACCTGTCGGAACGGTCGCCACAGCGCCGCCACCGCGGCGGGCGGCGCTGCATCATCGTCGCGGTGCGCGTACAGATACGCTGCCAGCCGCACGATCCCCTGCCGCACCGGCGCCGGCATGTCCTCCGCCGGCGCCGCCCCCAGAAACCGCTCCGCCATCCCCTCCGCCGCCACGACCAGCGTCGCCAGCACCGCATCCTCAGCCGTACTCTCCAGCCGCAGATACGCCTTCACCTCCTCGGTCCCGACCATCCACCCCTCCTTTCCCTCCCGTCACCCCGGGTCGAGCCCGGGGTGACGCAGGCGTCACACCGAAAACCGCATCAGCTTGATGGCTTCGCTGTTCACCACCGCTCCGCCCACACGCTTGGTGGCGTAGAAATGGACGAACGGCTTGTTGGTGAACGGATCGCGCAGGATCTGCGTCTCCTGCCGCTCGGCGATCAGATAGCCGACGCGGAAATTGCCGAACGCGATCGCCAGGCTGTTCGCGGCGATGTCGGGCATGTCCTCCGCCTCCACTACCGGATACCCCAGCAGCGTGTCCGGTCGCCCCTCGATCAGCCCCGGCTGCCACAGGAACGCGCCGTCCGCGGTCTTCACCTTGCGGATCGCGGACAGGGTCGCGCTGTTCATCACGAACGACGCACCCTGCCGGTACGGACTGCGCAACGCCTGCACCAGGTCGATCAATCGGTCCTGCGGGTTGCTACCGAATGCACCCGCGGCACCCGATGCGACATATTGCAGTGTCCCGAACGCACGCGCCGCGTCCCCGTCCGCCGCTACCGGTTCGGCCAGGAACCCGCGCGGGCGATTGACGCCGTTGCCGACGACGAACGCCGCTCCCTCCGCCCGCGCGAACTCGGTCGCGATTTCGTTCGCCAGCCATTGTTCGACATCGAACGCGGCATCGTCCAGCATCGCCTGGCTCGCCGCGGGATTGGCATAGAGTTCACCCGTCGGCGGCGCGATTTCCGCGAATTGCGGCGTCGCCGTCTCCGGTCGCCCGGCGGTTTCCGCCACCCAGCCCGACGGCGTCGTCCCCTTCGCCACCAGTTTGCGGTACCCGGCGGTCCCGACCTTCACCACCTGCGCGATCGATCGGATTGGCGAGATATTCGCCAGCGTCGCGTCGATCCGCCGGTCGATCTCCTCCGGCACGGCATAGCCGCCGGCCGCATCGCCGACGCCGCTCATGCTCTTCAACTCGACACCCACCTCGCGCCCGGCGCGCAGATATCCGTCGACGAACGCCGTCACCGTGCCATGTTCCGCCCGCGCGCCTTGCAATGCCGGCCGCCCGAACCCGTCCGCCTTCACTTCGTACATATGCGTCTCCCAAGAAAAACCTTCCCCTCTCCCGCTGACAGGGAGAGGGGCTGACCACGGCCGGCGGTGGGGGGGCCGAGGCCGACCGAAGGTCACGCCAAACCCACCTCATCCACGCGCGCGCCCGGCTGCATCGGCACCGCCACCAACGACACCTCCAGCAAGTCGACATCGATCAGTTCACGATATGTTCCACGGCGTTCCCGCCGCGCTCGATACCCGAACGACAGTCCTTCGACCGTCCCCGCCAGCAACGCCGCGCCCGCCGCGGACCGCGCCGCCACCCGGCCCGTCACCCGCAATCCGCGCGCATCTTCGGTCAGCGTCTCGATCACCCCCGCCGCGCGCAGCCCGCCATGCTGCCACAGCAACGGCACCCGCCCGCGCCCTGCCGCCAGCGTCCGTGCGAACGCTCCTGCCCGCACGATATCGCCGCCACGATCCACCACGTCGAACAGCGCGGCATAGCCCGCGAACCGCACGACGCTCACGGCTTCAGATGCGCGGTCAAGCCGACCCGCGCCGCCATCCCGACCACCAGCGCCGCCAGCAGGATCCGTACGATCCAGGCCAGCACCGCGTTACGCGCCGACACCTTCGCATCGCGCCACGCCTTCAACAACTCGCGCAGTTCGCCGATGTCCGCGCGCGCGCCGGGATCGTTCAACCCCAGCCGCTCCAGCACCCGCTCCGCCCCCGCATTGCTCGCCTCCTCGATCAACGCGCGCACCGTTACCGGCGCGGGGCCCCTCGCCTCTTGTGTCATCGCTGCTTCCCCTCTCGCTCACTCCGCCGCGAACCCCAGCATCTCGCGCTTTTCCGCGCGCGTCAGGAAATCCGCGCCCGTCACCTGGCTCCACATCGCCGCGCGATCGCCGGCCAGGGCCGGCACCGCATCCAGGTCCGCCGCCAGGCCCAGGTCCGCCCACCACGGCGCCAGCCCGGCGGACAGTCCGTCCAGCAGCTTGGCCACCAGCGGCAGCACCGTCAGTCGCCACAGGGCCCGGCTCGCCTCCGCATAATTGGCGTAGGTATTGTCACCCGGCAGGCCGAGCAGCATCGGCGGCACGCCGAACGCCAGCGCGATCTCGCGCGCCGCCGCCGCTTTCAGGCCCACGAAATCCATGTCCGCCGGCGACAGGCTCATCGCCTGCCATTTCAACCCGCCTTCCAGCAGCATCGGCCGCCCGGCATTGGCGGATCCGGCGAAGCTCGCATCCATGTCGGCCTTCAACCGGTCATGTTGCTCGCGCGACAGCACCGCGCCCGGCTCACCCGGATCATAGACCAGCGCACCCGAAGGCCGGGCCGCATTGTCCAGCAACGCCTTGTTCCACCGTGTCGCGGCATTGTGGATCGCCACCGGCCCCGCCGCCGCGCCCAGCGATCCCAGGCCATAATGGTCGTCCAGCGGATGCAGCGCCTTCAGGTGGATCACCCCCGCACCGCCGTCACCGGCCAGCGGATACCGCATCACCGCAGCCCCGGCCTGATAGCGATAGGCAACCGGCCACCCGCCCCCATCCGGCTCCACCGTCACGCGCTCGGGACGCAATGGATACAGCGCATCCGGCCGCCCGTCCGCGCCGATCCCGACCAGCAGATACGCATTGCCGTGCAACAGCATCTGCGCCGCCGCCGTTTCCAGCACGGGCTTCACGATCCGCTCGGCCACGTGCCCCTGTTCGCCCGCCAGCACGATGACGCTGCCGCACGCATCCGCCACCATCCGCACTGATCGCTGCGCCACCGCATTGCCCAGATACGCATCCCGCACCTGCGCCTCATATCCGCGCGGCCAATCCCCCTGCAGGCCGCCGACGCCGATCCCACCCCGCACCAACGCCGGACGCGCCTCCGCACGCCCGGACCTCCGCCCGAACAACCGCATACCCACCTCCCTCTCCTTCTTCTAAACCCTCTCCCCTCGGGAGAGGGAGAAAGGCGGCTCACAACACCCTGAGCCCCGGCATCCCCACGCCCCGCCCCAGCATCAGCTCGGTCATCGCCCACACCAGCGCATCCGCCCGGTCCGGCGATCGTCCCGGCCCCACATAGCAACCGCCCGACAGCAGCCCCGCCAGCTCGTCCTCCAGCTGCGGAAACGCGCCGACATGCACCGCACGGCCGGCTTCATATAGCGCCGCTACCGGCTCGGCCCGCGCCACCTTGCCGCGGCTGGCGTGGACCAGCTTCACCGGCAGGCCCTGGTTCGCGGCGCGCAGCACCGCCTCCACCATCGCCCCGCCATTGTTCGCCTCTGCTACGACTCGATCCGCCCCGTGCCTCGCGGCGCAGTCCGCCACCGCCCGCGCCCAGCCGTCCGGCGTCGCCCCCTGCACGCTGGCGTCGGCGATCACCTGCGCGATCCCGTCCGCCCCCAGCGCCACCGCCACGATCCCGCACGCGTCCGATCCGGCCCCGGCTCCCGCCGGCGGATCGACCGCCACCACCGTCCGTACGGATGGCAGCGCACGGGTCCGCCGGCATGCCTCGATCAGCGCACGGCTCCACAGCGCGCCCTCGATCTCCTCGATCAGCTCGCCGTCCAGCTCCTGCCGCCCCAGCCGCGTGCCGCCATATAGCGCATCCATCGTCGCGACGAAGCTGTCGGCCAGGTTGGCACGGTTGTCCGCGGTTCGCCCGCGCGTCACCACCACCCCCGGCATCGCGACCAACCTGCGCACCAGCGGCACCGGGCGCGGGGTGGTGGTCGCCACCGTCCTGGGATCTTGCCCCAGCCGCAGACCCATCATCAGATTGTCCCACGCCGCGTCGCCATCCTTCCACTTCGCGATCTCGTCGGCCCACGCGGCATGATGCTGCGGCCCGCGCAACGCCTCCGGTTCCGCCGCGGAATAGACGAAGGCCTGCCCTCCACCCGGCCAGCGCAGCCGGCGCAGCGACGGCTCCCACACCGGCCGCACCGGTGGCGGCGCAATGGCCAGCAGCCCGCTTTCGCCCTCCACCATCACCGCCCGCGCCTCGGCATAGGTGGCTCCTACCAGCGCCACCTGCACGCCCGGCGTCGCCTCCACCTGCGCCCGCACCCATTCGGCACCGGCCCGCGTCTTCCCGAACCCGCGCCCGCCCAGCATCAGCCATATCCGCCAATCTCCCGTCGGCGCCCGCTGTCCCGGCCGCGCCCACAAGTCCCAATGATGCTCCGCCGCTCGCGCGCTTTCGCCCAGCCCGGCGATCCATCGCACCCGCTCCTCCGCCGGCAGACACGCCAGCCGCTCCCCCAAGGATCGATCCAATCCGCCTCCTTCCCCCGTTCATCCGATCACCGTCATCCCGGCGCCTACCGGGGTCCGACTCGACGGACGTCACCGGCGCGACCATCGCGGCGCATCTGGGCCCCGGCATGCGCCGGGGTGACGTTTGTGGTATCCAGCGCCGAAACCTCCCCTGCCACCAACCGCTGCTTTATCTCGGCCAGCTTGTCCCCGATCCGCTGCTGCACCACCGCCAGATCCTCGATCTCGTCGAAGATGTCGGTCGCCTGGACCGCGGCGCGGTGCTGCCGCAACAGTTGCAGCCAGCCGCGCTCCTCCTGCACGGATGGCGCATCGGCCTCCGCCGGCCCGCCGAACGCCCGCGCCAGCGCGCGTTCCAGCATCTTGAATTCCAGCCGCAGATACCCCTCCGCAAGTGCCCGCAGAAACGCCGTGCGGAACACGCCGTCAACCTGCCGCCGCTGCCAGGCGCGCTTGTCGTTCGTACCCGCCAGCACCGCCGACCGCGTCACATTCGCCGATGTCGCCAGTTCCTCCAGGAACCGCCGCTCGATTGTCGGCGACCAGGTCGCCGGCCGCTTCTCATCCGCCAT